TGGTCTGCGCAGCAATGGTTGCAGCCTGCGCCATAATCTGAGCAGTCAGGTCGGCTGCATTGTGTGTGGTGATGCGGTTCATGGTTTCTCCTAAATCAATCAGTTAGTAATGCAATACATCTATGGTGCCAGATGACTGTGACATAAGTCAAGCCAATCTGATTTATTTCTTTCCGCCGTGCCAAGCGACAGAGAAGTCTACGGCCTGCGAAAGGATGTCTGGTGGACGGTCACCTTGCACGCTTAGTTCAATGATGCCGAACTCAGCCAACTTCATGAGGAAGGCTTCGTCGGTCAACTCGTCATCCACGACGATGCGGTACTGGACGAACGTGCGGTAGGCGATACCACGCTTCGGGTACTTGTGGTCGGCAGGGATGTACGAGCGTTCACCAATCGTTGCGAGGATGTCGTAGGCGCTCGGTGCGACGATGACTTCATCGTCCCACTTCACCGTCCACGTCGAACCCGAAGGCGAGAAGATGATGTCATCGGTGTCGTTGGAAATGCTATTTATAGACATCATGCGATTTCCTTCAGGCTGGTGCCGATTTGTGCGAGGTCAATAATCTCGCCGTTGCGGATTCGCATGTACGTCATCGGGTCAATGTCCTCAGCCCACGAGAGGTCGAGGCCAGCATCAGCGCAGCCACCCACGAGCAACGGCATCGTTGATGCGAAGATGAGGGAGCCAGCCTTGGTGAACCCGATGGCAAGCGGCGAGCCGTCAACACGAGCGAGGTGAAGGTCACGCTTGTCACGAGCGTCTAGCCACGCCAGAGCAGCACGGCCCTTCAGCGACTGGAGCACTTGCGCTGGGGAGTAGATGGTGCGGTTCAGCAGAGCGAACGCAGCCTCACTGTCCACCTGCGCCTTGCGATGCTCACGGAGCGCCTCGAACACGTTACGGTCATTCGAGAGCACGCCGTTGTGAACGCCGACAATCTTGCCCGACACGATGGGGTGGTTGTTCAGGTTGTTCTGAGGTGAACCCTGCGTCGCCCAACGAGTGTGAAGGATGACACGCTTGGTGCTCTCAGGCATCTGCTTCAGGTAAGGGTCGAACGAGTAGGCAGGCACAGGTGCCTTACTCACCGCAATGGTGGCCTTCTTCGTCTCCTTGTCTGATGCGACCCATGCTGCACCAGTGGCATCCTCGCCACGGCTAACGATGTGATTGAGCAAGCAAGTACTCAACTTGCGAGCGTTGATGTTCTCGTCTCGGCTGAGACAAAATCCTGCGATACCGCACATGTGATTCTCTTTTCTGTTTGTTGGTCAGTTGGTTGTAAATCGGTGGTCAATCATTATTGCACATGGAGACTGCACCATGCAAATCTGATGCAGTCCCCATGTGATGGGTGCTACTTATCGGCTACCAGCCAACGTCGTCGCACGGTTGTTGAGGTACGTCTTGGTCTGGTCGTCCAAGCCCAGCGCCGTGGTGAAGGCATCGAGCGAACCGAAGTCCTGCACGTCGCCGTCCTGCATCGAGGCACCNTTCTCCATGATGGCGATGATGGTCTTGACCCACGAGACAACCTTCTCGCCGTTCAGCGAGCCTTGGTGCTGGCGGAACTCGATGGTGCCGTGACGCAGGTACGAGGTGANGTTGACGACCATGTAGCGAGGCAGGCNACGAGCGCCCGACTGGATGTCGTTCACGCCGTTGGCACGACGCAGAGCGTTGCGCAGGTTCTGCATCGCAGCGTTGTTGTACTTCATGGCGTAGCCGTTGTTGAGGCGTGATGCAGCGAGCACGGTGTCGAGGTGCGTGTTGTTCTGAACGTACAGGTCAACGACACGGATGATGTCTGCGCCAGTCATGCCGTCGGCACCGACGTGGACGTGGATGCCGCAGGACTTGTCAACCTTGGCACCAGCGTTCAGCAACGCCGTGACCGCCTTGGCAGTCTCAGCGAAACCGTTAGCGCCACGCAGGATGGGCGACACCAGTTCGAGGCCAGAGCCACAGCCCGTGCCACGAGAGGTGACCGAAGCGTCCGTGACAATCTTCCAATGGGCACGGGTCTGGTGGTTGTACGATTCCGATGCAGCCGAGATGCCAGCGGCAGTCAGAGCGTCAACGGCAACACGAGGCGTGATGCCGAAGAACTCAATCTCGACACCGAAGGTGCGAGTGAGTGCAGCAGCGTTGGCGACGGCAGCAGCAGCGACAGGAGCAACAGCAGTGGTCGCAGCGACGGCAGCGACAGCGTTGTTGGCGAGGGCTGCACCACTCAACTGCTCACGACGCTCGGCAGCACGGACTGCTTCAGCAGCCGACTGAGGGCGAGGGACACCGTTGGGCGTGTAGCCCAACTGACGAGCGATGTCAATGTACGCCATGCCCTGACGACGAAGGCGAAGGGCCTCGTCCTGACGAGCGACGGTAGCGATGGTGTTGCGGTTGATGGCACTGCGGTTGTACTGCGAGGGACGGTTGCTAGGCATTTTGGATTCTCCAATCAGTTGGTTTATTTGGTACTCAACCATCGTACAGTGTGGCTGTGACGTATGTCAAGTCAATCCGAAAAAAAACTTGAAACACGTTGCAACCACTGGTGATTGAGCAACACAAACACAATGACATAAAGGTGTGACATGAACAAAAAAAGAAAAGCCTTGACGCTGCATCACCTCGTATGCCATCATGTATGGGTCGCACTTGCGGCACCAACTGATTAGGAGAACATCACCATGAGCAAGTATCAACCGAAGCACGCACGACGTAGGAATGTGAACAGGCACGCATACGACATTTGGACGTTTGCAGCGTTCCCTGCGGCAATGACCGAAGCACTACTCGTCCGATACAACGGAGCAGTAGGTCAGGTGACGCTGAGTTTCATTCCGTCACTCGTTCGAGTGTTCGCTGCGTTCGGCGCACTGTGGGTCGGCTACGCCGTCGTCCTCGCCATCTTCACCATGAAGAACATCGAGCGTGAGCAGCGTGCCTTCGCACGTCGTCGTGCAGCACACGAAGAGCGTCGTCGTTCATGATGTCAATCGTCACGCCGATGGCGTTGATGCCGATTGAGTGCTGATGCCTATTCGTAGCATTTTCATTCAATGGTTCGAGACGGGTACGTCACGATGGCAAGGCGGTCACGAGTTCATTCACGAGTGGGAAGGCATTGACCCTCGCTTCACTCATCACCACTGGTGGGTGTGCGAGACGATGACCCCCAACGACGAACGTCTCTACGAGTTGTTCTTGTGTCCGTCCGATGGTGATGCGACTATCCCGTGTGGGATGTATCGCAACATCGTCTCAGCGAAGGATGCGAGCGAGCGCCTCAACGCTTTGCTGTTTGAGTTGCGTTCGGCTTCGCCTGATTCTTGATGATGGTTTTTAGTTCATCCATCTGCACTTTGTAGCGACCCTTGATGACGGCGGCCTTCTCCGCTTTTCGGAACATGTCGAGCGATTCTTTGTTGCGACCTATGTGGGCGAGAGCGAAGGCCGTCGCTGCGTAGGGGCCGTCATCGTACATCAACTTGTTGCGTGGTCGTCCATCTGCGTCGGGCACCATCTCCATGCACGCACGCCAGAACACCACCGCCTTGTCGTGTTGTCCCGTCTCAGAGAAGAGGGTGGCGATGCTGAACCATGCGTCGGGCTGCGTCGGGTCATGCCCGATGGCGTTGAGCCACACCCCAGCGGCGTTGGTCTTGTCCTGTAGCGTCTCGTCGTTGCGGTTGTAGTAGCAGCGCCCGATGTTCATCAGAGCGTCGTAGTACTCCCACGTTTGAGGGTTGGTGCCGAGGAAGGCCGTCCACTGGTCAATCGCTTCCTGCGCCCGACCAAGGTCACGAAGTTCCTGCGCCCGATAGAACATCGTGCGTGGCGTGTCATCACCTGCGGCAATCATCTTGTCGAGGATGCGAAGGTTTCGCTTGGCTCCGCCCACGAGGTCAGAGAAGGGGTCGTCTACCGCTGCCTTGTCCCAGAGGGCGTTGCGTGGCTCGGCAGGCTCCTTGGTGGTGACCGTCTCGTGAATGGGGCGCTCCCAGATTGGCTTCGCCCCCATGCGCACGATGCGAGGAACAATCATGCTGAAGAGAGGGTTGCCGAACTCGTCCAACTTGCGGTTGATGGGAATCCAAATCATGTCGAAGTCCTTGCCTTGGAACAAGGGGGTCTGGCGCAACTCCATCAGGGCAGCCACCGATTCGGGCTTCACCACGTCGCCCGTGTCGAGCCACATCGCCCAGTCCGTCGTAATCTTGTCGAGGGCAAAGTTCCGAGCGGCGCTGAAGTCGTCAATCCACGGGAACTCGTAGACCTCGGCACCATAGGACTTTGCCAGTGAAATCGTGTTGTCCTCGGAGCCAGTGTCCACGACGACAATCTGGTCGAACAGCCCCTTCACNCATTCCAATGTGCGAGCCAGCGTCTCTTCCGAGTTACGGGCAATCATGTGCAGGCCAAGGGTTTTCACTACTTCTTCTCCTTCAACTGACGAACAATGTCCTTCAGGTTCTTTGCATGGTGCGCAGGCGCTCGTTTGATGGCCTCGTACAGGTTTTCAGTGGCCTTCTTTAGGTCGTTGAGGCCCAAGTAGCAGTAGCCAAGGCGCTCGTAGGGAGCGTAGGTGTAATGCGGCAGGTGCGTCGGCTGCACTCGTCGGATGTCGGGTTCCATTCCTGAAGCGGCTCGGTAGTACGGCAGCGCACGGTTGAACTTCTCCTTGCCGAACTCCAAATCACCAAGGTACATGTACGCCTCTGGGCGAGTTGCGTCGTGGAGCATCGAGCGAAGCAGGTTCTCACGTTCCTTTTCCTCGTTCTTCAACTGGTGAAATGCCCGTGCCGCCGTCAAGTACGCCTGACCAAAAGTGAAGTTGTCAAGTGGCAACTTGTACAGTTCGTCAATGCTCTCCGCAATGTCCTCGTAGCGACCAAGCACTTCCAAATCACCAAGACGCAGGAACGTACTGCGCTCAACGTCACGCCCCTCTGCTATGCACTTCTCGATAATGCGCAGATTGCGCTCTGAGGCGACTTCCATTCCACCTTCGGGGTCGTCAATCACAAGCAAATCATCCAAAATGGCGCTGGGGCTGTCCATCCACAGTTCCTCGTGAATCGCAAACCGCCATCGGGGGTTTCCCGACATCTTGAAGATACGAGGCTGGTTGATTGTGTATTTCACCTCATTCTTGTCGTCCTTCTTGCGGTTCAAGACGCTCCAAATCACGTTGACAGGCGAGTTCGGGTCGTTTACGGCTGGCTGCTTCTTTATCCACTCGAACCGCTTGATGGTTTCTGGTGAAAGAACGTCTCCAGCGTCAAGCCAGAGTGCCCAGTCCCCCGTTACCTGTTCCAAAGCAGCGTTTCGTGCGGCAGCGAAGTCATCAATCCACTCAAAGGTTGAGACTTTCGCCCCGTAACTCTCTGCCAGTGAAATCGTGCCGTCGGTGCTGCCCGTGTCCACGATGATGATTTCGTCCACGAAGGACTTGACGCTATCGAGGGTGCGAGCCAACTTGTGCTCGGCATCCTTGACAATCATGTGCAGTGACCACTTCATAAACTTTTTCCTTTAGACACGGTTCAATAGTAGTGAAATCGGGGTCATTTTGGAAGCATGAACGCCAACTCGTTGTAAATCTACAGTTCCGTCCTTGCGCTTCATTGGTTTTCCTTCAGCCCACAACTGCGCCGCCCAGCCGCCACCGAGAAGTCGCACCTGGCTTGTCCGACGAGCGATTTCACTGCCCTCTGGCACGCAGTTTGGGCACACGCAGCCAGCCATTCGTGCTTCAGCCCAGAGAACGAGGCGATTGCGCTCCATGTCCTTTTCGTCTACGGGCATTTGGAAGGCGGTACGTCGCCACTTGATTTCCGTCTCTACCTCACCGTACAAAGCGTCTGGCAGGTCAGTGCTGTAGCGCCCGTGGTCACCTCGCTCCCAGATGGCGTTGTAGCAGTAGGCACCGATTAGGCGAGACGCTCCAATCTCGGCAATGGTGGAATGTATGTTGGCGAGAGTGTTGTCGGACATGATTTTGTCGGGGTCATAGGAACGGCGGTCTTTTTGCCCTACATTTGCGCCAGTCCTAGCGGTTCCTAGGTAAACGGCTTGGTCGTGCTCCCAAGGGTAAAGCGTCGTCGTCCAGCCAAGTTCCTGCAACTTCTCTATGTCCATGAACACCACTCTAGCGAATGTCACACCCCTGTGGTTGGCAAACTAAACTACGGTATGGTAAACTTGGTGCATGACAAATACCCCATACACACTGATTGACAAAGCAACACCCATACCAGACGGTGCTGAACTCGTCCTGCTCGCAGGCGACACGCACGGAAACCCAAACGAGTTGAAAGAACTATTCAAGGACGCTCGTGACCTTGGCGCTAAGACCATTATCCAATGTGGTGACTACGGCTTCGGCTGGTCAGTAGGCGAGGATGGTCTGTGCGACTTCTCCGTGCTGACCTCAGTCATGGCAGAAAAGACAGGCATCGAGTTTTATTGGCTCGACGGCAACCACGAGAACTTCGACATGCTCTACAAGTTGCCCATTGACCGCAAGACGGGCNTGCGCCCCATCGTCAATCACGTCACCCACCTGCCACGAGGCTCGTCCCTGAAGATTGGGAACACCACTTTCCGTGCCTTCGGCGGTGCCTACTCCGTAGACAAGGAGTATCGCACCAAGGGCGTGTCGTGGTGGCCTCAGGAGACGTGCACGGAAGAGGACGTAGAGAAAGCAATCATGGCTGGTTCAGCAGACATCTTCCTCTCACACGACGCTCCACAGGGCGTTCAGAACACGGCTGGCTTGCGNCGCAAGTTGGTCGAGTGGGGGACACANGCTGCCGAGATTACGGTCACCAACCAAGAGAAGGTGCGACGTGCGCTCGACGCATCAGGCGCTCNGTTGGCGTTCCACGGACACCTTCACCACTCCTACGAGTGCACCTTGGACACTGGCGTTCGTGTCATCGGCCTTGACCGAGACGACAAGCCAGAGAACACCATGCTGCTGGCTTGCTAGGGTNAGGACGTGAGCGACATCTGGGAAAAGATTGCAACGTGCACGAACTGCACCGACGAAGCGCCGTGTGCTGAACACGAAGCCGAAGCGATGGAGTTGTACGAAGCGCAGGTCGTGACCCCAACGTGGGAAGAACTCATGCGAGTGGTGTTCATGGTCGCCCAGATGTCGCCCGACCCCTCAACGCAGAATGCTGCCTTCTTGGTTCACCCCGACAAGGCACGCACGCTCGTGCAGCCGAGCATCGCCGTCAACGAGTTTCCTCGTGGCGTGAAGGTGACCGACGAACGATGGGTTCGACCCCACAAGTACGTCTACGTCGAGCACGCCGAGCGCAACAGCATCTTCGCCACCGCTAGGGCTGGCGTGTCAACGAACGGCATGACGATGGTGACCTTGTGGGCCTCATGCGCCGACTGCGCACGGGCGATTATCCAAAGCGGCATCACCACCGTCGTCCGCTATCACATGCCCATTGGCGATTCATGGCTCGAATCATGCGCCATTGGAGACACGATGCTGCAAGAGGCTGGCGTGGAAANCATCACCATCGAAGCCTCGCTGGATGGCGNAAAGCCCATACGACGCAACGAAACTATGTGGTCGCCGTCAAATACTTGATTATGTTACTCAACCCTGCTACCATGGTTAGGTACCGATAAATCAACTGATTAGGAGAACAGCATGGAAGCAGTAANGGCAAAGCCAAACGAGAAGTTGGCCCTCGCACTCATCAACGATGAGTACGAATGGGCATCCGACACTGATTGCATGAACCAGCACCCAGAGTACGGTGCCGAGTACGAGGCCACTGGCAACCACTTCTTCTCCTTCGGCTACGCAAGGTACTCGGCGTGGCAGTGCGAGGCCGAGGCCGTGTTCGAGATGGAAATGAAGCCCATCGCCGTGGACGCTGATGGCGTTGCCACGCAGTACTTGGTTATCGGATGCGAGCAGGTGTACTAATGGCTACGAGCGGAGTATGGAGCGGTGGCGAAATCGTCACCACGTTGTTCGCCAACGAGGACGAACTTTGGACTGTCAAGACCATTGACGGCGGATACATCATCACCCAAGTGAAGGAGACAGAATGAACAACNACNACGCAATCGTGTGGATTGACACGGAGACGACGGGGCTGGACTACAAGAAGGAAGCCCTGCTCGAAATCGCCGTCGTCATCACCGACAGTGACCTCACGGAGATTGCTCGCTACGAGNGCATCATCAAGACCCCCAAGCGCAAGTTGCGTCGCATGGGCGAGTACGTCCTGAACATGCACACCAAGACTGGGCTGCTTGCCGAGTTGCCTTCAGCAACCAAGACGCAGAAGCAGGTCGAGGAAGAAATCTTGACGTTCCTTGACCGCTGGGGCTTGATGCAGAAGTTGATGCTCGGCGGCAACAGCGTTCACTTTGACCGTCGCATGCTTGAAACACGCATGCCCAAGTTGATGTCACGGTTCACGCACCAGAACCTCGACGTGTCGTCCATCGGCATCGTGGTGAAGCGTTGGGCACCGCACGTCTACGAGTTCATCAAGAGCACGCCCAATCCCACCAACGAGAACGTCCGTCCCCACCGTGCCCTATCGGACATCTTGGACTGCATCGAATCCCTGCGCATGTATCGCATGATGACGTTCACCACCGAATCCGAGGACTACCTCAACGCCTCTAGGGGTGCGTAGTGCCGTTTATCGTCGTATTCCTCGTGCTACTCTTTTTCCGTAAACATCGCAAAAGGAGATGAAATGATAGAAACCATCAAAAAAACTTATAGCAACTGGAAGTGGGTGCGTGACATCCGCAAGCACGAAGCCATCCGTGCTGAATGGGAGCGCATGTACAAAGAGTTCGAGCGCAGTCGTCCTACCGTCCGTCCGTGGGTGTAGTAGCATCTAGTTCACCTACGAAAGGATTGCTCATGGGCAAGAAACTGGATGAGGCGTACTACCGCCTTGTAAACGAGACTGACCACTACCTGCGCTTGGCGCAGACCCGTGGCACGGAGTACGACAACGGCCTCGCAGAGGGCTTTGCTGAAGCCCTGCGCCTCGTATCAAACGTCCGCAACGGATTATTCGAGCCTGTTCAGCACGACGACATCGAAGTGGTTGGCGGCCCTGCACGCCTGTTCATCGGTTCTCGTGGGCGACGTTCCCGTGGTCGTCGTGGTACCCGAAAGTAACGACGTACTAGCGGAGTTCACCACTGACGAGTTGAAGTACGGCATTGACCAGTACTGCCAACTCAAACTGGGCGTTCCAATGATGGACTTCGTTCATCGGGTGCGTGCAGGTGAAAAGTTTGACGGTTCAACTGAAGAGATAGCCGACCTCGTTCGGGTCGTGGATAGGAGACTTGCTGATGAGCACGCCAAGGAAGTTGAGAAAAGCGCACAAGCAAAGCGAGAGGGCGAACTACAGGGCATACAAGAAGGCTCGCTGGGCACGCAAGACGCTGATTGAGAAGTTCGCACAGGCTTGGCTCTACGGCCTCTTCACGGCCTTCCTGACCGCCCTTGGTGGCTTCCTGTTGGTGATGGTGGCGATTGCCGAGTGGGAAATGCCGTGGTTCGCAGACCTGTGGTTCAACGGTGCCATGTTGGTGATGGCTATCACTTGGTTTGCACTGTCAGTGGAGTAGACTAAACCGCATGACACCACACCGTGTTCTAGTCGAATACACGATGCAAAACGATGTGAGCATCCTCGGACTTGACGAGGACGGGTTCATCATTTCCAAAACCCTTGTCGGGAGCACAAACGACGGCAAGAGCGTTGCTGAAGAACTGGTGGGCGACGCTGGTTGGCTATGCCGCCACGGGGCGGAGAGTTGGTTCGAGGGCAACGGCTGCTTCCTCTTGGACGTGTTTCCAAAACCCGTCGTCGTCACGGTTGTGGGCAGTGAAATCCCGTACACGAACGAGGAACTCGTATCGCAGGTGAGACAGAACGGCTTGCCCGAAGCCGCTGGCGTCGTCAACAAAGTACCTGCCGACGGCAAGTACTACGTCACTATTTCACTGGAGAGGCCACGGGGCTGGGAATGGCAATAAACCCATTCATGACAAACCCAACGCCGTGGACGTGCGAGGCGGACGAAGAAGAAGATGCGTGGTTCATTATTGATGCCAACGGCAACGACGTGGCAATCCTCGCCAGTGGAAACGACAAAGAGACGGCAGAAATCATCGTCAAGGCCGTGAACGGCTACGACCAATGATGTTCCGCAAGAAGAAGCCAAAGNCCCNATACGATTTCACTGAACTGCTCTCGGCGGACGTGGAGCACACGATTGTCTTGCAGCACGCCCTGCTTGCGTCCCTCAAAATCATCACCTTCCAAAAGGAAGCGTGGGCTGACCTGAAGGAACTGCTCGAAGAGCGAGGCGTGAGCGTCATGGCAAATGAAGAGGCGCAACAGCAGTACAAAGACTTGCATGCGCCCCTGCGTGCGTCTATGGTTGTTCTCGCAGAACTAACCGATTTCCCCAAAGATGAAATAGAACAGATTGGAAGCGACGAACTATGAGTGGTGAAATGCCCGAAGTGCCATTGACCGAAGAAGAGGCAGTGGCAAGCGCCACCGAGGTCGGCATTGATGCCATCCGCTTGATTCACCGAATCGAACGAGAGATGCTCAGCAGGGCTATTCAGGCTCTCGTTGCCGCCACGGGTAAGAACGCCCTCGAAGTCGTCACCATCCTCTCAGAGGGGCTTGACGATGGGTACGCCGAGGCCATGAAAACGGCGTATGCCGCTGCTGGAATAGTGACGGCGAACGAGGCTGGCGCACCGCAGTTGGGCGACAAGAAAATCGCTACGCCGAAGTTGATTCTGCCTTAGCCGCTCGCTTCGCCGCACGACGCTTCTGCTGATACTCACGCATGGCAGCCATGCAGACGAGACAGCGACAGTTGTGGGCGAAGTACGCAGACAGGCCGTGCTTCACCTCACGTCGAGTACGGCGCTCGCAGGTTGGGTTGCCACAGCCACAGGAATCGGGCTTGGGCTTGCGTACCTTCTCGTATCGCTTACGACCAACCGCAGCGTTGGCCTCACGGCATGCTGAACAGCGACAGCCGTGATTGACGTACATCGAGTACGACCCGTGGGCGCAGCGTGCGACACTTTTCTTGCAGGTGGGAACACCACAGGTGCACGCCATTACTGGTCAGTCCACTGAGATGGAACGCCGAAGTCGGATTCTGGGTTTGGAATCACCGCCACTTCGGGCAGGTCGCATAAGTCCACGACGTGCGCCGCCCCAACACCGATGACGTGCGCCACGGCGTGGGTGAATCGCTCCACGACGAACGGCTCTCCGTACTCCAAGAGGATTGCTTGCTGGCAGACGTACTCAATGTAGGTGTCGGGCCAGTCGGGGGATTCTGGGGTGATGTCAAGGGCTTCCGTGATGGTGTGACGAATGGCGTGGTCGAGGTCGGCAAGTGTGCCGAACTCCTTGCCTGCCCTAGACGCTGCTGATGCCAACCCAGTCAAGCCGTAGGCGCATGAGAAACCCATGGCTCGTGCTCGTTGCTCGTCGGTGAGGTTCATCTCTTCCATTACTTCACCACCTCTCCCGAACCAGCGAAACTCTTTACGTCAACATCTGGCAAGGCGAGGTCGGCAAAGTAGAGAGCGTCCTCTTCGTTGTCCGCCATCACCTGCACCTCAACTGTGTATCGAACGGTCATCCATGCGGTGCCGTCCGTGTCGTACCCCACCGTCATCGAATCACCTCGAAGTGATGGGGCACGACCTTCGGAGCCTTGGCCTTGGCAGCGAACGCCGACGGGCGTGCGTACTCGCTGGCGAACACCGTCGGCTTCTTCGCCACGGGCTTCTTGTCCTGCTTCTTCAGGTACGCCTCGATGCTGAACAGCGTCGCATCTGTGTCAAGGTCATCGAACTCAACCTCGTCCTCGAATGCCTCAATCGGTTCACCATCAATCGTGGCAAACGGAGCAATCTCGTCCTCGAAGAGGAAGTACGGCAACTCGCTAATCGTGCATCCGAGAAAGGCGCACCATTCGTCGTCGTTCATGCCTCGAACAAAGTCCTCGCTCATCTCGTACACGCTCGCTAGGTACCCGACATCTTGCGTGTCGAGCATGTCTGCAAACTCTCGGTTGTTCTTTCGGTTGCTCATTATCGCCACCATTCCTTTCGCTCAGTTGAACACCAGTCATTGTTCGGTACTTCTTCGCCGTACTCGTGCGACCATGCGCAGACTACGACAGGGTGCTCCGTGCCATCAGGCATCGTAGCGATTGCATCAGCAACGGTGTAGCCAGCATTCATCTCCATGTTGAACATCGAGATGATGTTGTCGTTGATTGGAACCTCGAACAGTTCACCAACGGCTTGGTCTGTCGCTACGTTCGGAGTGAACACGAGGTACGGGTACCCCTTGTGCGCATTCGAGTAGTACAGTCGTGCTCCACGGATTACGCCCGTCCCCAGTTTGGTGATGATTTCGTCACGCACCCAACTGTGTAGAGGCTCATCCGTTCGGAGTGTTCCGTAGGCGAACAATGTCATGGTCTTTACTTCGGTGTCAGTTGTCATGCAAACGAGTATAGCATACGTCACTCAACCGTGCTACAGTTGTAGGTATGAAATCTCCAACTGACCTCGTAGAAGTGCAATGGGTAGGGCGCAACGGCCTTGTCTGCGAATCAAAGCAGTGCCAACGTCGTGACTGGTTCATCGAAGCATCGAGCATGCGTCGTGCCTACCACGCCATCGTCGGCGGCAGCGCAAAGATGAAGGAACTGCCCAAGAAAAAGAAGGCGGTTCAGCACCACTACGAAATAGTTAGATAAATACTTGACAGACGTAACACCCGTCCTGTACCATGGATGTATCAAGCAACACCAACTGACTAGGAGCAGCAAATGACCAAGAAGCAACTGAAGAAGGAACTGGAAGCAGTCAAGGCGGAACTCGCCAAGGCTGAGCGCAAGGTTCAGAGCACCGTGGCAATGCGTGAGTACAGCAACGCTCGCTACCGCCGCATCATCGAGCGTCTGTCGGGCAAGAAGTANGTNTTCGGCTACGACCCCACTGACCGCTCCATGATTGAGGGCGACGAGCGCACCTACGGCTGGTTCATCCCTGCCGAGCCTGTCTCCTACGGCGTGAAGGTTGGTGCGTAGTGGGCATCGCCACCGAGCAGGAGCAGGTCGAGATTTGCAAGTGCGGTTGCCCAGCAGCCGACCACTTGTGGGACATCAACCCATGGCCCGAAAGTGAGCCAGAGTGGGAAGTGCTCGCATGCCACGAGTGTGGTGAGACACCAACCAGCAAGCCGTGGAATCCCACCTACGTTTGCGTTCAGTTCGAGTACAGCCACACCGAGACAGAAGGGGAATCAGAATGAACACTATTTTCATCACCGTCACCAAAGAGTTCGACGCTAACGAGGTGTGGACTGCCATCACTGGTTCAGGATGGGAGCAGGCACCATGGTGGCGCAGGGCGAAGTACAACAAGGCAGCCATCGCAGACTGGACGGAGCAGGGCGACCCCAGCACCTTCACCATCGAGGTCGAGATTGACGACCCAGAGGACGAAGAAAAGGTCATCGCCAAGACGGTCACCTTCGCAGACATCATCGAAGCGTGCCAGAAGGTCTGGGCAGGCAAGTGGTACCACTGCGGTAGCCGAGTGGACGACCACGTTAGTCGCTACGACAGTTGCGCAGGCGACATCATCATGCAGATGGTGATGCTGGGCAGCGTCCTCTACGGATGACTTGCGCCTGTCACACCCATCATGTATCATTGAAGTATCTACTTGACCACTGACTAGGAGAACCACCATGANAAGCATCACGATTACATCAACCGATGCCTTCACCACCAGCGAGATGGGCATGGACGGCAGCATCGTNCNCCGANNCGTCGCCCTGAGTGCCGTCGCCCTTGCCTCGTACATCGAGTACGGCGAATCGTTGTGGACGGAGTACAACTACCGTGCCCTGCACAACCTTGCCGACAAGAACGGCTGGATGCTGAACATCTACAGCGACGAGGAAGATTTTGACGTGGACTGGACACGATTCCGCAACGGCCTCAACGCCGCCGTCGCCGTCATCGCTGGAGCCATCAGCGCCATTGACCTTGGCAACTTCTAGGCGTGGGGAAATCAACACGATACCAACAGCCGAAACACTTGCGTTTGTCNTACATAGCGGATAGCGTGAGTGGCACATGGACGAGGTAGTCATCAGCACATACATCTACTGCGCTAACACGGACGGCTCCAAGCACCGTGGCAAGCGGAACACCTACCTCGTAGAGCACATGGGGGGCGGCAAAGTCGTCGCCCGAATAAGCCCCATGCCGATGGTGAACGATTCCATCGCAATCCATGAGGCTGCCATCAATGGAATGAAGAGCAACCTCGTCACCGAGGGCGATTGGTCACCAACGGCACGGCACAGCCGAATCAAAGTACACCCCAGAAAGGTAACCAAAAGTGCCACGCCCAAACAGCCAAAGTCGTGAAGTTTGGATTCGAGAGGCTGCGTGCCGAGAAGCAGATACCAATCTGTTCTTCCCTGAGGACGGACGTTCATTCGACCCTGAGGTAGAAAACCTCTGCTCCAACTGCCCAGTATTGGAACCGTGCCAAGAGTGGGCCGTTTACCACGAAGCCTTCGGCTACCAAGGCGGACTGACCCCGAAACAGCGTGCCAAAGTCCGTGCACGTCTCAACATTTACCTGTGGGAGCCACAGACGAACGTTCAGGTGATGAGGGGCGTAGCCTCTTAGGATTTCCAAAACGGGCGGTACGATTTGGGTATGCGCCTACCCCACAACCCCTTCACGAGCCTCACCCTCGCCTTGGCCCTGTCCGCAGCGCCAATCACCATGGCAAGCCCTGCAAAGGCCACCACAACGCCACTCTGCGCCTCGTGGGTGCACATGCTGGACGTGTCGTCCAACAACCCCCACCCGATTGACTTCGCCTCAGTGGTGAAGGCTGGATACGCTGGCGTGTACGTCAAGGCCACGGAAGGAACGTGGTACACGAACCCCTACTTTGGAACCGACACGACCCTTGCAGTGAAATCGGGCCTGCCGTGGGGCGCATACGACTACGCACGCCCCACCGACAACCCCGTTGCGGACGCAAAGTACTTCGTCGCAGCAGGCGGAGCCAAGGGCGTTCTACCGCCTGCGCTCGACATGGAGACGCAAACGAGTTCCGCCGCCCACGACGTGGCGTGGATGAACAAGTGGCTCGCCACAGTGAAAACCCTTACGGGTGTCACACCCATCGTGTACACGGGGTCGTACTACTGGTGGAGCGGTGCGATTTCACTGAGCAAGTACGCCCTGTGGCTCGCCGCATACCCCCACTCGTACCAGCCCACGCAATCAGCGTGCGGCCTGCCTGCCCCCAAAATCCCTGCGGCATGGGCCAAGAAGGGCTGGACTATCTGGCAGTTCACCAGCCGTGGCCTCGTCAGTGGCATCGGCGGATACGTTGACTTGGAAGCCGCCAACCCCAAGTGGTTCACCAACCTCACGGGCGCAGGCGTGACCCCCTCGACCCCAAAGCACCCAGTGCCAGCGCCTTTGTACGCNCCTGGGTCGCATGGGGTGACGGTCTACTACGTCCAACACGTCCTTTTTTCACTGCACTTGCTTCCAAAGTCGGGCGTGACGGGCCACTACGACCTGCGCACGAAAGCCGCCGTCGAGAAGTACCAAGTCCTCATGGGGATTTCGGTGGATGGACTGTGGGGGGCGGACACGTCGAACGGGAACGTTTGGTACCTTGCCTACCACCGACCCGTCGAGACGAACGCCAACTACCCGTTGATGCAGGCTGGCACCGCCTACCACGACAAGGTGAAGTTCTTGCAGACGACCTTGAACAAAGCGGGCGCTCGCCTGAAGGTTGATGGCGTTTTCAGTGTGTTGACCGAGGCGGCCCTCATCAAGTTCCAAAAGTCGCAGCACATCGTCCCGTTCTGGTACGGGAAGGTTGACATCCTGACGTGGCAGCGCATCTGGGCCGTGCACAACGCCGTTCCAAAGCATCACCACAAGGCGGCAAAGAAGAAGGCGAAGAAGTAATGCTTGCAATCACCGTCTCGCTGGGAACCGTCGCAACGTGGCAGGCCATACTTGTCGTGTTGTCAATAGTTTCGACCAGCCTCAACATCTGGCGCATGACCAAGGGTGCCAAGCAGAACGACGAAACCGTGCTGAAGGTCAAAGAGGAAATCAGGGGCGACATCAAGTCCCTGAGCGCCGACATTGCCCAAGTTCGTGCCGACGTTGAGACGACCACCGAGCGATTGGAAAAGCGCCTCGACCTTCACCTAGACCGAGCCGTTGACACCGAGGTCAAGGCGGTACGCACCCGTCGCAAGAAGGCGGCAGCCGATGAGTGATGGTGAAGTCGTAGCCGCCCACGTTCAGAAGGTCAGCCACCAGTACACCGTCCGCTACCCCGACCACACCCCACGAGAGGCAGACCCCAACTACGTTGACTTCAATCACCTGCACAGGGAGTGGAAGAAAGACCCCGACAAGTGGCAGTGCGCCATCGGCAAGCACCGTGGCGACTTCTCTGAGTGCTCGCTCGACAAGCCCCTCGAACTTCACCACGCCCACATCGAGTTCGCTCTCATGAACGACGTGAACCTCGAATGGCTCGAACACGACTACCCAGGCATCTCCAATCCTGAGCAGTTGGGAGCGTGGGTCGAATCAGCCGACAACCTCGTCGTCTTGTGTGAGTTCCATCATCGTGGTCACGCAGGCGTGCACGTCGCATCAGCATCGGACTACGAGGGTGTGAAGTACATCAAGGGATTCATCCAGTGACCCTCGTAGTCATCACCTTCGTGTGCTTCGTGTTCGCCAACATCTGCTCTACGATTATGGTGCAGGCCGAAAGCCGCAACCGCTCCATCATCGCTGGCACGTTCGAGGCTGGCTACGCCCTGTTTTGGATTTACGCCGCCAAGTACTCGCTCTCAACATCACCTAAGGAAATCGTTGCGCTCGTCATCGGCAACTTTCTTGGCGCATGGATTGGAACCAAGTGGGGAGAGAAGTGGGTCAAAGACCACGGCGACATCGCCACCCTCTCACGCATCGAAGAGGTCGAGGCGGAGTTGCTGCTCGCTGAGCAGTCACTCGCAGAACTTCACCATGAGGCCGAAGTGCATCACGACCCTGACGGTCACGACCACTAAGTCTTTACTACTTTACTCAAATGCAGTTTTTGCACTTGAGTAAAGTTTTCTTTACATCACCTCGTCGAACGTACCTTGTACTAGGTATGTAGATGAACAGTGCGAACAGCCATAGTGGTCATGGAAGGAACTAATCCAACTTCCTACGGCAGGTACAGGGAATGGTTGCGGACAGAAAAATAAAAATAGTGCTTGACAATGTGACACCCGTCTGGCAAACTGGTTGTATGAGCAAAAAGCAAACCATCACCACACCAGCAGGGGTACGCCGTGAGCGTCACTTTGCCAACGGTGGCACACTCCACGAGTGGCGTGGTGGCTTGGCTGTACGCATTCCGAACAAGAAGCGTGAAGCCAATCGCAAGGCTTGCCGTAAGTTCACCATGGAGTGATGTCACACCCCTGTGAGACACTTGATTATCAACTGATTAGGAGACACACGATGTACGCAGACAGTTTCTATCCATACGACGACACCTCGGATTGCGACACCGAGTACACCGTTTACAACTGCCCCTCGTGCGAGGACGAACACGACGACCAAGAGGGACGTGCCGTGTACACCGAAACCAGCGGAGCCTACTGGTCTAAGAAGGAAGGCACCTTCTACTTCACCTGCCCAGAGACGGGCGAGAAGGTTGATGTCGAGTACCACACCGAAGATTGCGACCCACCAGACGTTGACTGATTGACTTGACCGATGTCACAGCCATGTGGCACAATAGATGTATCGCATTACCAACTGATTTACCTACCAACTGACAAGGAGCATCAAATGATTATCAACCCCACCAGCGTCGCCACTGACGCTTATGGTCGCATCACTGGCGTGACATTCGTCACGTCAAAGGGCACCCTTCACCTCGTGGGTCGCAACCCCAACCTTCGCTGGGGCGACATCTACGACCAGAACGACTACAAGGCTCGTCCTCGTATGTTCGTCTCGTCCACCGAGGTCACGGACGACATGACCGAGGTTCAGCAGAACAAGGTATTCCGCAAGGGTGCCATGGAACTCATCAACGCTCTCGGATTGCCGATGCGTGGCTTCGAGATGAACTTCAGCAAGACGGGTGCAAGCCGTGACGGTTCCTACGCTCCTGCCTTCGTCCTGAAGGTGGACGGCTACAACAAGAGCCGTCTCAACTCCATCACCATCTCGTTCGAGTTGCCCGATGGTCGCCGTGTCGCCTTTGACCGCTACGACTTCTACGTTGACCTCGGCTATCAGGCTGAGATTGAGGTGGCAGCGTAATGAGTTACTACTACGACTACGAGTACACCTACGCCGATGCCAAGGCGGACGCTGCGCAGGAGCAGTGGGATAGGGACTACGCCGAAACCAAGTGGCAGTGCCTCGAAGAGTGGTGGTCAGAAGCACTTGCCAAGTTTGCCGAGGAACAGCCCGTACCGTTCGGCATGGAACACATCAACGAACCCCTCATCTTGGAATGGGTACTCGACCCCGAAACGAAGGGGAGCAAGGGCGTGTGGAACCCCACCTACGAGGCCGCTAAGAACTACGAGCCGTTCACTGAGTGGTTCTTCGAGAAGTACGCCGACGACATTGAAGAGGCGCTCAAAGAGGACTACTACAACGCCGCTGATTAGGCGCAAGAAAAAAAGTACAGATTGACTTGACAGATGTCACAGCCAGCCTGTACCATAGTTGAGTAGCAAAAAACATCCAACTGATTAGGAGAACCAAATGACCACCATCCAGACCCCAGCAACCGAGAAGCAGGTTGCATTTGCCAAGGCACTGCTCGAACAGCGTGTCGTCCCCCAGAGCCTGCTCGCACAGGCTGAGGCTGCCCTTCTCTCGAAGGCCACCGCCTCGCAGTTCATCGGCCTGCTGACCGAACTGCCTCGCAAGGTCGGCTCAGGTCGCCCAGCGGCTACGACCACCGCCGTCGCTGCACCTGCTCCCATGCGTGAGTTGGCTGAAGGTTTCTACACCGTCGCCCACAACGGCGGTCACACCACGTTCCGCATCTCGAAGGCATCGTGGGCCAACGGCAAGTTGACCCTCGGCGTTCTCGTCGGCTCGAACAACGAGCGTTCGTACAAGGACATCGCCTTCATCACCCCCGAAGGTTTCAAGGTGTTCCGCTCGCACGCTGACAAGCACGCCATCATCGCTGCTGCCCAGTTCCTGCTCACGGGCAACGTGGACGACGCTCGTGCCGAGTTCATGAATCAGGCCGAGGCCAACGCCATGTCGAGCAACACCTGCCTCTGCTGCCTGCGCACCTTGACGGTGCCAGTGTCGGTGGCTCGTGGCCTTGGCCCGACGTGCGCCAAGCGTTACGGCTATGGTCTGTAGTCCATGCTGACACCCTTCGAGATTCAAGAAGCCATCGAGACAGAACTGGAGCGCATGGACGGCCTCATCACCTCACTTGGTGAGGCCGTCCGTGAACAGGCTCAGGCTGAGACGGACTTCAAGGTTGGGTTCGCACAGGAGCGCCTGCGTGTCCGTGCTGAAGCATTCGAGAGTGGCACCAAGGTCACGATTGACCACGCCGACGACGCAGCAACCGTAGCGACGGCTGACGCTCGCTATCGCAGCCAGTTAGCCACGAACAATGTGATGACCCTACGAGAGGCTATTCGTGTCTCACAGGCCCACATAGACGGCTTACGCACCCTTGCAGCCAGCCACCGTAGTATCGGAGTGTGACCGATAAGCGCACACTCGAACTTCTGGGCCGAGCCTGCCCACGTTGCTCCATTCACCACAACGACCCTCATCTCATCGAGGCGTGTTGGGAGATTGGTGAGACGTGTTGGGAGCGGTGCCCAGTCTGTATCAACCACCCCTACCTGTAGTCCATTCCATTGACCTGTGTTCACCGTAAGGGTGCGTGTATGGTTGAGGCAAATGGATACGCAGCCAATCACCGCAGAGGAAATGCGCCTAGTGGCGCTAGAGGAAGGGATGCGTTCCTGCCTCTCTCTCGACAAGTTGCGTCTCCAAATGCTGAACCAAGCAGTTGACTGGATTTGCGAACTTACGGACTTACCTCTAATGGAAGTCCGCCGAGAAATCGCAGCAAGTAAGGGTGGACAGGTAGCCCGAAACCTTGATACAATCAATGCAGTGAAGTCGCTCGTTTCGTTCGACGCTCACACCAAGTAGTACCGCATCACCAAACCAATCGTCAGAAAATCCAACTGACACAACTGAACAGAAAGAGGTACAGCCATGGCTGACACCAGCATCACTATTGTCGGAAATCTCACCAAAGACCCTGAAGTCCGCTTTGCGAACTCAGGCGTTGCGATGACTTCATTTTCCGTCGCCGTAAACAAGTCCAAGAAGAACCGTGAGACGAACGAGTGGGAGAACGAAGCCCACTTCTTCGACTGCGTTGCCATCGGAGACATTGCCCAGAACTTCGCTGATTCATTCACGAAGGGCACCCGTGTCATCGTCACTGGCGAACTTCAGCAGCGCAAGTATCAGGCTCAGGACGGCACCGAAAAGACCAAGGTCGAGTTGTTCGCCAACGAAATCGGTGCATCCATCCGTTGGGCGACTGTCGCAGTCTCTCGCACAGAGCGTGCTGAAGGCGGCTCTAAGCCCTTCCAAGGCAACCAGTACTCGGACAAGCCACGTTCACAGGCTCCACGCCCACAGGCGCAGCCACAGTTCGACGAAGAGCCGTTCTAGTCAACTTCAGCACCGACCCTCNTGGCGGTGACTAACCAAGAGAGCCGCTGCCTACGGGTGGCGGCTTTTTTGCGTCCTTACCTGTAAGTGAGTTTTGGAACTACATCAATGTAAGTAAATGTACTAATCTGGGGTTCATGCCAGACAAGCACGAACAGGACGACTTCGACAAGGACATCACGTCTAACGACGTGAACTTGACCGAGAACGACTTTCTGCTGATGTCACTGGCGGAGTTGCACGAAATCTTCGAGGGCATGCGTGAGGTTGGGTTCAGCGAGAACCAAGCGTTGAAGTACTTAGCGTACCTGTCATCCATACACAACTACGAAAGCGACTAATGAGTGGCTTCGAGGAAGTTGAGTTTGGTGAACTGCCCAGCGATGCCATCCTCATNGAGTTTGACCTCGCCAAGGCGCTCCAGCGCCCGTGGTGGTTCAAGATGGCGCANTGCCGCACAGAGGACGCTTCCAATCTAGACCTGTTCTACCCAGAGACGGGAACGCACGGCGGCAATCACCTCGCCCCTGCACGAAAAATCTGCACCGAATGCGCCGTTCGCTATGAATGCTTGGACTACGGACTTGATGAACCTTGGGGCGTTTGGGGCGGTCACTCGCCAAGCCAGCGCCGCAAACTCAGTTCTCTAGTGAAAAAGGGTAGTAGCCTTATAGAAGCAAGTGAAGCGATAGACGCACGGAGCAGAGATGGCAGATAACGAAAACCAACTGCCTCAACTGGATAACTTCAGCGAACTCGGTGCCACAGGTCTGTGGCGCACGGGTGGATTCGTCATTGACGACATCCTTCCCCAACTTCGGGGCCGCCAATCTCTCACAGCCTACCGTGACATGGCTGAAAACGACCCTGTTATCGGGGCCATCATCTTCGCCATCGAGCGTGTCATCCTTCAGGTGGACTGGCGTGTAGACCCACACACCGACCCCACTGGTGAAACGCCGAACAACAACGACCAGTTGGCAGCCGACTTCGTGCAGGAGTGCATGGACGACATGAGCCACTCGTGGCACGAACTCATGATTGCCATCACCTCGTTCCTCGTCTACGGGTGGTCGTACTTCGAGATTGTCTACAAGCAGCGCAAGGGGCCTGACCAGAAAGACCCCTCAAAGCGTTCCAAGTTCAACGATAACAAGATTGGCTGGCGCAAGATTGTCATGCGTGCGCAGGACAGTTTGTGGCAGTGGCAGTTTGACGAATCTGGTGGAATCAAGGCCATGGTGCAGCGTGACCCCACAACGGGTCGCTTGAACGTCATTCCAATCGAGAAGTCGCTCCTGTTCCGCACCACGTCGGCTCGTGGCAACCCCGAAGGTCGCTCCGTCCTGCGTTCAGCATTCAAGGCGTGGTACTACAAGCGCCGCATCGAAGAGTTTGAGGCGGTTGGTGTCGAGCGTGACCTCGCTGGCCTTCCCGTCGGCTACGTCCCAGCCGAGTGGCTCGCCGCAGACGCTACGCCTGCTGAAAAGTCGTCGTTGTACGCCATGGAGCGCATCGTCCGAGGCGTAAAGCGCAATGAAACCGAAGGCATCGTCCTTCCGATGATGTTCGACGAGAACGGCAAGCAACTCATTGACTTCAAGTTGCTGAACTCAGGCGGCGCTCGCCAGTTCAATACCGACCAAATCATCTCTCGCTACAACCAGCAGATTGCGATGACCTGCTTGGCAGACTTCATCATGCTGGGACACGAGGCCGTCGGCTCGTTCGCCCTTGGCGCTTCCAAAGTAGACCTCTTCATGGCAGCAGTGGAATCTTGGATTCGCCTCATTGCCGAAGTGTTCAACAGCCACGCCATTCCACGCTTGATGTCGCTGAACGGGTTTGACACCGCTCACTGCCCGACCCTCACTTACGGACAGGTAACCCAAGTTGACTTGGTGGAACTGGGCGCATTCCTGACGAACCTGACCCAGAGCCAGTTGCTTACGCCAGACAACAACCTCGAAGATTACTTGCGTGAACTTGCTGGAATGCCAGCGTTCCGCCCAGAGGAAAACGGTTTGGCTGCCAACGTTCGCTACGGCGGCAACCAGATTCAGCCCGACCCAGAGATGGCAGACCCCAAGAAGGCGTTTATCGGCGCTCGTGGTTCAGCATCCACCGTCGGCACCGCACAGGGCAACACCGAACCCACGGGCGTACAGAACCCACAAGGCGGCCCCAACGACCAATCGGGCGGCTCAGGTATTCAGGCCGACATTTCAAGTCAAGGCTACCCAGGCCAGTCTGGTGAAATCCCACCGTCGGCGGCGGGCACAACCGCAAACACAACTGGTCAGAACGGCCCCCTAACAAACAACCAAGGGCCGACCTCGTGACCATTCGCATTCGGAAGGTAAAAGCCTCGAAGCAAAAAGGGCAAGCGGTAATGCGCACCCGTTCCACCATCTCCACCCCCAAGCCTGCGACCCGACCAAAGGGTAAATAACCGTAGTTTCTAAAAGGGTGGGGTAGCATTTAGGGCAAGGCACGAAGGAGCACCCCGTGGAACAAGTAAACATTCTTGATGTGGTCGCCAACGTCTCGTTGAGTGAAATCATTGCGAACAAGTCCGTTGCATTTGAGGTGCGACAGGGCGCAGCCGACCTTGCTCAGGACGGGTACACCTCTGCCGACCTTATGTCGGTCAACAAGTCTGGTGAAGAGGGCGTTTCCATAGTCCTCGTTCCAAATGCCAAGGACGAAAGCCCCTTGTGGGAGCGCCTTTCCAAGCGTGTGTTTGGTGGAAAGGCCATTGATGCCGAAGCCGAGCAGCGCCTTATTTCTCGCAACATCGCCAAGGGCCTTGCCGACGTAGAGCACCCCTTCACCAAGAGCCAGAACCAGTTTGACGGCGTAAACCCTTGCATCATCTGCGGTTCTGTGGTGGAAAAGGATGTCTGTGGCCCCATTGACAAGGCCATCAACTTCCCCTTGTCCTTCATGGCCCCTACGCCAGTATTCGCCGCCCCAGCCCCCGAAGCGCCTGCAACCGACAACTCCGTTCAGGTGGAACAACTCGACCCCAACACGGTTGCCGCCATTTTGCAGGCAGTTCAGGGCGAACAGATGGACGATTCCACCAGCGGCAGTTCAGACGACACTGAGGAAACGTCAAGTTCTTCCTCTTCGTCAAGCAGTTCTTCGAGCAGTTCGTCGTCATCGTCGTCGAGTTCAAGCAGCAGTTCTTCTTCCTCGTCGAGCAGTTCGTCCTCATCTTCGTCCTCATCTTCGTCCTCTGACACTGAAATCTTGGGCGAGGAATGGAAGAACGGCCTCGACCCATGGCAGGTTGAACTTGCTGAAGCACTGGATGACATGGTTGAGGAACTTGGTCGCATCCCCACAACGGACGCTGCCTACACCGACTTCTCGCCGTACCTTGCTCAGGGCATGACGTGCGGAAACTGCATCGCCTCTGGTGAAAACGGCTGCGACTGGGTTGCCATCTCGTGCGTGTCCAACGGTTGGTGCAAGTTCAACGTTGTTCCTGCACTCGACGCTCACTCCACCGCCGTCGGCATTCTGTACAAGAAGAGCCGCACCAGCGTGGAGAAGATGGACGGCCCCAGCGTTGAAGCCGTACACGTTGACGGTTCGGACAACGGTGGTGTAATCGGTGCCTTCTACGCAGGCAAGAAGAAACCCAAGGTTGTTCCTGAAAACATGACCGTCATCGAGGAAGAAGCGCCAGAAATGGTGAACCCCGAAGTCATGCAGGACGCAAACCTTCTTCAGAAGTCTGAAGAGTTTGGTGAAATGATTGGCGCAATCCGCAAGAACGACGAAAAGCGATTCACGCTCGCCCCTTGGTACGTTCCAAATCGCATGGACGCTCACAACGAGTGGACTGACCCCGAAGAAATCCAAAAGGCCCTCTGGGACTACGTTGAGAACGCAGACCGTGACATTCGCCTTCAGCACAACGTAGACATCGTGGCTGGCAAGTGGGTCGAGGCTATGACGTGGCCTTACGAGGTGGAAATCCCCATGTTGAAGGCAGACAGCAACACCGTTGTCAAGACGACCTTCCCTGCTGGCACCTCATTCCTCGGCGTTATCTGGGAGCCATGGGCTTGGGAACTTGTCAAGAAGGGCAAGATTCGTGGGTTCAGCATCGGCGGTACGGGTTCGGGCCTGAACGTTGACCTGCCAACTGAGTACGACGACCCCAAGCCATTCCTAGGGAGCAACTAATGCCAGCGCACATTTCCAATAACCTCTCGCAGGCTTACGCAGGCAATGGTTCGGTGTCGGTATCAGCAACCCCCAGCGGCGGCACACTCATTCGCCCAGCAAACGCAGGCCGCTTGCATGTATTCCTGACCAACAGTGGCACAAAGACGGTAACGATTTCACTGGGCAATGGCGCAGTTGCACTCAGCGGCATCGTCTTGTCGGCTGGGCAATCGGTCAACTTCCAAACCTACTCAGGTGCCATTTACGCCATCACCTCAGGCGGCGATACAACCACCGTCTCGTACACGGAAATCTAAGGAGAATCATGACCGACATCAACAATGAAATCACCTCGTGGCTCGAAAAGGCAGTCGTTGCCAAGTATGAGACAGAAGGTCATGCGTTCAATGGAAACCAGTACACCAGCGCATCTGGTACATCCCGTGGAATGCTGGAAACCCCAGCCGCAGCCTCGGCTCGCAGCCAGAGCCACTCCGCTTGGGTCAAGGGCGGAATGAAAGGCAACAGCCCATTGACCACTCGCATCCTCGGTCAGAAGGAAGTTCCCGTCGGCGCTCACATCCAAAGCCCAGCCGCCCTCGCCGCACTGAAAGCGGACGAACTTGCCCGTTCGGGCGAACACTACCGTGCTGCTGATGCTTACCGTGAGGCGCAGTCGCACACCTACGGCAAGACCACCTACATCGGTCAGGGCCGTGGCGGTAGGAACGTCGTTCTACCTGCCTCAACTGAATGGAAGATGGCGCAGAAGGCTGCGGACTTCCATGACGCTGCCGCTGCCGCTAATGAGGTGAACAAGGCTGCCGACTGCAAACTTTGCAAGGGTAAGGGAACCATTCGTGGTGGAAACGTTACTTGCCCCGACTGCAAGGGCAAGAAGTCTGTTGCCAAGGGCGATGTCATGGGCCACGAGTTTCATGGGAACCAGTACTCCCACGCCGCTCGTGCCTTGGCGACGGCCCAACTCGCCACCCGTATTCGCAATAGCGCCCCCGTTCAGGACAACTACAGGCTGATGGCTGACCGTCACGCACAACTTGGCAACGAACTGAATGAGATGGTTCGTCAGGCTCAGGCTGGCGGACACCAAGACAGTCAGATGGTGAAGGATGGCATCCGTGGTGCTCAACTCGCCGCCGCAAGCCACTTCGCTGCTGCTAAGGCGTACCAAGACATTGCTGATGGCAAGACCCCCTACGCCGCAGCCGACAAGACGGCGCAACTTGACCAAGCCGAGGCGTTGTCACACGTTGCTGCTATGGCATCCAACAACCCCATGGGCTTAGGCTCACGGGCGAACGGAAACTAATGAACAATCCTTTCACCACCGAATCCTTGCTTGCAGGTCAGGGTATTTACGCCGTCACGAAGTACGAGTTGGCTGGACACGCCTTCAACGGAAATCAGTACACGGGCGGAAACTCTGGCGCNCACTTCGACGGCTTCCGTGAGATGGACGCTAATCAGACCGTTAGTCAGATTGGTAGAATGAACATCTTGGGCATCTCTGGCGGGCGTGTCAACACGCTTCGTGATTCGAGTGGTCGCACCGTCGGGGTGAACCTTCCCGTCAGCCGTGGCTACGGCGTAAACGTGCTGCTCCACCCCAACGACACCTACACCGTTCAGCGCACCTACACCCGTTCGGGCACGACCACAATCAAGGGTCAAGAAGAAGGTATCCACGCTGAGGACATTGGCGATGCCGCATACCGTGCTGGCATGTACGTCAACGTACCGTTCGGTAACTAAGGGTTATCGTGTCAAACCTCGACAGTGAAATCCTGCAATGGGTGCAGTTTGCCAAGGCCGAGGAAGCATTGGAAAAAGACTTCTTTGGTCACCTCTTCCATGGGAACCAACACACGGACGCTGAGGGCGCAGGCTCATCAGCACCCTCAAACCGCTACCAAGCGTCGGGCCGCTTCCAGCCTCTAGCCTCACGAGCGCAGGAACTTGCTAAAAACCCAACCGCACAGGGACACCGTGAACTTTCCGCCCAACACACCGAGCAAGCGAAGGCATTACGGGAACTAGCCGCCACTGCCAAGCCAGAACAGGCGAAGATGCTGGAAAATGCAGCACGGGCGCACGAGGTCGCTGCCTTGACGCACATGAACACCGCACAGGCGCACGAAAACCGAATCACCGCTGGCAAATACGCCAACGAGGTCAGTGAGGGTGCAGTCAACGGGTCGCAGATGGCGGATGAACGCACTGCAACCGCACTGGCAGGGTAAGACAGTCCCTAAACCATAGATTTCTAAATCTAGGGGTAGCATTTCACCAGAACGTTCCGCTTAGAAAGGCAACGCCATGACCGATAATCTCGAAACCGTACCTCAGTGGGAAATCACCTTGGAAAAGGGTGGGCAAGGCTCTGGTGAGCACGCTGGACACCCTTTCCGTGGAAATGGAAACACTGGCGGTATTCAGAACGCCATGGCGCACAACCCCCGTGGTGAAAAGAACTACGGACGCAACGACCACTTGAACGCTGCCAACTCCCACCTCGCCGCTGCTTTGGCTGCACACACCAACGGCAACCACAGCCTTGCTCGCTACCACTTCAACGAGGCCGCTTACCACGCTGGTAAGGCCGCCCAGACGAAGTTCAGCAACGGCAAGAACCGCAATGACCGCTCGATTCACCAGCAGGCCAAGACCCTCGAATACGCCGCCCACCACGCAGGTGACGAGGCTGGACGTGCAGGCCACGCTCTCCGTGTACTGTCGAAGTTGCGTGCCACTGGCGCATCACCTCGTGCCATCATGAAGGCCGCTGGCGATGCCGCCGAACTGCACGCCAGTGCCAGCCGTGCCGCCACCGCCGTCTCTACCCTCAACAACGGACTTCAGGCCGCACGCATGTCGAACGCCCTCTCAGGTGTTTCTGGGGCCGCTAACAACCAAATCGCTACGCCGAACGTTGCGTAAGGTAGTTCACCATGGACATCACTAAGGACGCTACGCAAGACTTGACGGTGGCGCTCGCCACCTGTCTTGCCGACGCAACCGTGATGTACCACCGAACTCACGGATTTCACTGGAACGTAGTCGGCACCGACTTCCCCCAGTATCACGCCAAGTTTGAGGAAATCTACTTAGACGTGTATGAATCCCTCGACCCGATGGCTGAGAGCCTACGCAAGTTGGGCATGTTCGCTCCTTTCCGCTTGACGGACTTGGCTCGCATGGCCTCTGTATCGGACGACGCAGTGAGTGGCTATCACCACGAGAAGTTGGTAGCCTCTCTTGCCGAAACAAACGCAGGTGTTCTTACAAGCCTGAATAAGGCATTTGCCTTAGCAACACAAGCGAATCAACAGGGAATCGCAAACTTCCTTGCTGACCGCATTGACAACCACCAAAAGTGGGCGTGGCAGTTGTCCGTCTCACTCCAAGGATAAGGATTCCACCATGTCAGACAACATCAACAACGAAATCGCCCAGTGGCTCACCAAGGCTGCTGCCGTCACCGAACCCTTCAAGGTTGACACCGTTGACCACGAGGCCGAGGCTTCCAATCACGACGACCTCGCTGCCAAGCACGCCGACGTTGCTGATGCAATGACCAACGCCGCAGGCGCAACTGGCGACACCCGTGCCGCTTCCTTCTTCCTTGGCGCTGCTGATGCCCACAACCGTGCCTCAGAACTGCACTCACTTGCTGCCGAGGCCCACCGCAGCGGCTCGATGCACGCCGCCCGTGACGCTTCGTTGGCTGCCAACGATTCCACCAAGACCGCCCAAGAGCGTTCGGAATCGGCTAAGGCCATTGCCGAGGCTCAGGCCAACAGCGCCAAGATTATTGCTGATGCCCACGCTGGCAACAAGAACTACGTTGAGGCAAACAACCACGCAGCCCACGTCACTTCCATGCAGAAGGACGCTGGCTTCATGTTTGACGGCAGTGGTGATGACGACAGTTCGTCATCCTCGTCGTCGAGCAGCAGTTCCTCGTCGTCCTCGTCGAGCGATTCCACCTCATCGTCGAGTGATTCCAACTTGGACGACCTCGTGATTGCCGCTGAGAAGGCTGCTGATGCTGGTGACAACTACAAGATGCAGTCGGCTCAGGCTTACCAGAACGGCGACACCACCACCGCTATGCAGATGGCGCTGATGGCATGCGACGCTTACCAGACCGCCCACGCTTACCTGCGTCAGGCTGCTCTGGCTGCTGGAATGAACGGTGGCATCGCTAAGGCCGCTCCCGAAGAGATGATGAACGACTACACGTCGCACAACTACTCTGGCCCCGACTACAGCGACAGCGACCCTGACGCTGACTACCCACCTACCACGCCACTGGACATGTCAACTGAGGACGACTTCGAGGGCGAGCCTGACACCACCCCTGAGGGCTACCTGTTGCCTAACCACCCCCTGTACGCCATCGCCTACCCCAACGGCGAAGAAGAGTAACCGAGGATTTCCAAATCTCGGTGTAGCATTTTCACCAGAAGCGAAAGGCAATCAACTTATGATTCAGGTTCCTAGCAACACACCAAAGACCGTCTCCTTTTCCCAGTCGGTGACCAACAACACCACTGAGATTGCCAAGTCGCAGATTGGCAAGATGGCGCTCGCTGAGACTGCCGCTCGTGGTGAAAAGGACAACGCTGACTTCCGCCTCGCTAAGGCGACGGAGACGCTTCGTGTTGCCGAACTTGCGTACCGTGAGAGCATCACCAAGTCGGTTTGGAACAAGGAACAACTGCGCACTGGCTACAACAACGCCATCGCTGAGTACCGTTCCGCTGACAAGGCTGCTCAGGCCGCCGCTGAATCACTGAACCTCGCCAAGGCCGCCCTCGACGGCGTTCGTGCCGCCTCTAACGGTGAAATCCTGAAGCGTGAGTTCTCGGACGACAAGCGTCAGGAACTTGCCTCGAAGGGCAAGGCCATGGCTGACGGCTCGTACCCAATCGAAACCCGTGCTGACCTCGAAAACGCTGTTCAGTCCTACGGACGTGCCTCTGACCCCAAGGCGGTCAAGGCGCACATCATTACTCAGGCTAAGGCTCTCGGCGCAACCGACGCTTTGCCCGAATCATGGAAGGCGGAACCTTCGCTTTCCACCGCAGTGCCCACCAACAAGTCAGTTCTTCGAAAGGACGCTTCCATGCCTACCGATTCATACGGTTACACCTACGCCGCCGACCTTGGTGCGCCGTTGCCTGGTAATCAGACGAATGCTGAGTTCGACGCTCAGTACGAAACCGTGCTTTGCCCCGACTGCCTCGGCTTTGACGGTCAGGAAGGCTGCCCCACCTGTGGTGGAATGGCGTTCATCGGCATCGAGAAGTCTGCCTACGTTCCTGCCGCCAACCGCTTCGGCACCGACGAGTTGCTGACCCGTCCGTTCCAAAAGTCGGCTGCCTATCAGGAGTACATCTTCTCGGTTGAGAAGTACGGTGTCAAGGGCCGCTCAGGTGCCCAGCCAGGCCACCCCTTTGAGGGCAACCAGCACACTGGCGGTATGCGTACCTTCAGTCGTGGTGAAATGGCTGGCAAGCGTGAGGGTTGGAAAACCACCGTCAAGCGTTATCAGGGCATCCACGACACCCACACCGCTCTGGGTCGCAAGGCCGTTGAGGAATCTAAGGCTCTCGAAAAGCAGGGTCGCTTCCGTGAGGCCGCCGACAAGCACGAAGAGGCATTCAACCACTTCGCCAAGGCCCACGGTGCGCTGAAGGGTATTCAGGACAAGTTCCAAAAGGAAACTGACCGTGGCTCACACGGTGCATCGCAGTCCAAGGTTGCTGAGTTCTCTGGTAAGGCACAGGCCCTGTACAGCGGCGAGCGTGCCTCTGCTCAGAACGAGACGCAGCGCCTTGCTGGAATGGCTGACGCTGCCGAAAGCGCCGCCTACTCTGCTGGCGGTCAGTAATCGTGACTGATTTCAGTACCGAAGCCCTGCTCGCAGGACAAGGTATCTACCACGTCATCAAGGGTGGCGATGGTTCGGGTGCCAAAGTGGGTCACCCCTTCGGCGGAAACCAGTACGTCAAGGACAGTCACGGCTCGCTCATTGGCGATTCAGCAAAAGTCAGCCATTACGTCAGTAGTGGCAGGGCTGTCGGCATGATTGGGGCAAAGGAACACGAATCACTCGCAGGTCGAGAGAAAAACATGGCTGCTCGCATGCAGCGCCTTGCCAATAAGACAACCGATGCAGGTAAAAAGAGTGCGTTCATGAATGCCAAGGGCGCACACCTTGCAGCATCTAAGGCGCACCTTGCTGCTGCTGCCGCNCACAAGATTGTGTCGTCAGAGCGTGCTACAAATGGTCTNTCATCTGCGAAGTCTGAGGCGAAGGCACTGCACGCCACGGCTGCTGCGCACGAGGCCACTGCTGCTTCTTTCGCTTCACACGAGAGTGCAATGAAAACGCCAGAGGCTCCTTCTTCGGGCAGCAACTTCATGAACGAACACTTCATGAACATCAACGTCGGCTAACGCCATGTCTGACGGCATCCTGTCGTGGGTCAAGTATGCCCGTGAGGTGGAAATCCACAAAGCAGGCAACGCTCAGGGCTTGATTGACTGGTACAACAACGGTGCCGATGGTCAAATCAACTGGGGCAGCGAAGGCGACTTTGCCGCTTGCGTAGCGATTGCTGGAAAGCACATTGACAACCCCGAAGGGTTTTGCCAACTACGTCACATTGACGCTACGGGCGCTCCTGCTGGACACGCTTCTGGTGAAATCGCCAAAGGCGACTTGATGGGACACAAGTTTCACGGCAATCAGTTCACCGCAGGTTCTTTGGCAGAGAAGTCCAACAGCCTCGTAAGTGGCGGAGAAGTGGGGCAGTTAGCAAACCTTCCACGCCTTGCCCCCAAACTCATCGAAGGCCACCTTGATGTTGCCAACGCTCACACCGAACTGGCGCAAAAGGCATTTGGTGAAAACAAGCCCGAACTGGGCAAGGCGCACTTAGACGCAGCGGCGGCGCACCTCAACGTGGCTCGACTTATGAACCGTGCCGTACAGCCAGATGCCCCCAACGGGTCGCTGAACAATGCCCAGACCAATGCCCAACTCGCCAACGCTCTCTCGCAGAAAGCATCTGAATTAGACGGCGGTGTCAAAAAGGGCAAGGCGACAGACGAGCCTGACTACACAAAGTTGATTTCTGACCGCAAGGGCGAACCAAGCGACCAAGACCTGTACAACCAAGTCAAGGCAGACGCACGCAAGAAGTTCGATGTCTACCCTTCAGCAGTTGCCAACGGCTGGGTCGTGCAGGAGTACAAGCGTCGTGGTGGAACGTACCACAAGCCTGTGACAAAAGGCGATGTAGCAGGACACCCATTTCACGGAAACCAATGGGAACAGGCTTCCGCACTCGGTGAACGGCGCTCCAACCTAGGAATGCTACTAGAACCAGGCGACCGTGAAAACAAGGCGGAGATTGATGCGGTAGCCAAGGGCCACCTTGCCGCTGCCAAAGCGCACATGAGCGCCGCACAAGAAGCGGTGAAATCCAAAGACTATGCCCTTGCGCAAAAGCACTTTGAGGCTTCGGTTGCACACTCAAAAGCCGCCGATGAAACAGCAAAACTTGCCAAGGTAAACGCAAAAATGGTTAGCGTAATGGGCGGAAAGTTTACCGAAGAAAAGTGGGCAACGGTTCCAGCAGACTTGAAGTCCGAGTGGGCTGCAACGATTGGAAACAGTAATGGCTATGGGTCTAATGATGGCATTCTGGCAAGCCAAGAAGCATCTGGTCTTACTAGGGCTATCGCAGCAGGACGCTAATCATGTCCGTCACGGACAGTGAAATCCTAGAGTGGGTTGAGTTTGCCAAGGGCAAAACCGCCACAAAGGAAAAGGGCAACCCAGCCGTCGTAGCGGCATCCAAGAAGCACAAGGCCAAAGTCAAGAAGGCCCTCACAGAGAGCATTGTCGGCGTATCAGCAGCCATTGCGCTCGCCCAGAACGGCGGCGACCCAGCATCCGCCCTACAAGTAAACAACACCCCTGTGACATCAACCATCGGCGGTATGTACCAAGACGTTCAGCAAGCCGCCGAGAAGCACGCAGGCGCACTCCTTGCCCTCGGTATTGGAACAATGCTCGCCGCACGAGCCGCATCTGGTGAAATGAATCCCATAGCCGCCAAAATTGCGTCAGGGATTGGCGACACAACCATGCTCTTAGCCGCAGGTGCCATCACCAACGGCATGAAGAACAAGTTGGGCAAGGCGGCGATTATGGCGGCAGTAGTTGGTGAAATAGCCGCCGAACATCGAGCCATGATGATTGCCAACACAGAGGCGAACCGTGGATTCAACCTCGGCGTAAGGAACACACTCCAAGCCAACGGCGCTCAGGTGCAAATCATCGCTGCTGATGGCGCTTGCCCAGAGTGTCAGGCTCAGGACGGACTGCCCGTCACAAGCGACGCAGACCTGCCGCCATTTCACCCCGACTGCATGTGCGAAATCGGGATACTCGCAAACCCTACGGTAAACTCGTAGCATGGACTTCAGCACCGACGCACTCTTGTACCCCATTACAAAGGGCGACTTGAAGGGCCACGTCTTTCGTGGCAACCAGCACTCAACGGGCGGACTGAACGCCTTTGACGCTAAGAACCTGCTTTTCACTGCAACGTGTGCGTCGGGGCATTCCAATACCATCAAGGTTCCCGACACTTGGATTGAGCGCAACGCCGACGGCTCCATCACGGGTCAGTTCGCTGCCTCTTCGCAGTCACGCACCTGTTCCACCTGCTCTCGCCCGATTGACAACCGTTGGTCACTCGTTGCTGGACAGAAGGTTCTTCCAAATCCCAGTAGCGACAAGCCTTCGCAGTATCAGCAGTGGGGCGTAGGTGGGCAGAACTACGTTCAGACTGCCTCAACTCCAACTGTCTAAATCACCAAACCCATAGTAAAGTGTGTCGTATGGCACAGACAATCATCTTCGTTCCCGTCACTACTCCCGACGCAGACCCCAGCGGTATCTTGGTTTCGGAGAACGGCGTTATCACCTCAATGACGGGCGTGGCCCAGAACTTCGTGCGCACATGCAGGTTGATGGGGATGAACGATGCGCAGACCATTCAGCAACTTGGTCAGGACTGGACAAACGGTGCCTACGTTTCTTTCGTAGAAGGGTAATCCCGTGGATTTCACCAACATCATCCAAATCCTGAAGTACGAACTCGCTGGTCACACCTTCAACGGTAACCAGTGGATTGACAGTCAGGGTAACTTCAGGGCAGGTGCTGGTGGAAACGGCGGTGGACGTGCCGTTCGTGTTGTTCAGCCAGCAATCCCACGAGTTGGTCGTGCCCCTCGACCAGCCGCTGCTCGTGCAGCCCGTGCAGCCGCACCAGCCGCCGCACCATCTAAGCCAGCGCCGCCCCTAAAGACAACGGGTAAGGCGATAGGGTTGAACACTGCTGAAATCGGCAAGCCACTGGGGGGTTTGATGCGCATGGGTGGTCAGATGAACCAAGGCTTCCAAAAGGTGGAAATGAAGGACGGCTCCGTTGGGGCCATCAAGAACTTCAAGGGATTCGCAGGAACGCCCTTCACCGCCACTCGCCAAGCGCAGAACGAAATCTTGGCATCAAAGGTTGGTGCCGCCCTTGGAATGCCCATTCGCTGCTGCGAGGGTGTTGCTGGAAACAAGAACCAGATTGTTCAACCATGGCTTGAAGGCAAGCCTGCTGCCAGTATTGCTGGCACCCTTGGTGGAAACAACCCCAGCGCCCTACACGGCCTCAACGCCGACAACGCCACTCGCCTCAATCAGTTGGAGTTCTTTCACCAACTGATTGGAAACGGCGACGGCGTATACCGCAGCAACGGCGGCGGACGCATCATGAACCCAGGCAACGTCTGGGTGCAGAAGAACGGCGCAATCCTCGGTATTGACCACGCCCTCGCATTCGACACTCGTAAAACCGTTGGATTCCCAAACTTTTCACTGCTCGGCAACCCGTCGAGAGAGGACATCATCGGTATGTCGAACACGTTGTCTGGCTTGAAAGACACGTTCACCGCTATGGGTCGTGCCGATTCGTACAACGAAATGATGCAGTCGTTCTCGGCAGGCGCAGTTACTTACGGGCAAAGTCACGGAATGAGTTTCTAAATGTTCGTGCCGTTCACCAGCACGGACATCGTGTCTCGTGAACCCATGTTTGTGAAGGGCAACCAGAACGACGGAATGTTCCGTGTTCGCTTTGCTGATGGCTCCGAAGGGGTCGAGAAGCACATGAAGGACTGGCACGGCAACAAGACGGGTCGTTTGTACCGTGCTGAAATACTCGCCGCTCAGGAGTATCTCGCCGCCCGTGTCGGAGAGGCGATGAACGCCCCCGTCCGTGACTGCCGCTTTGTGGGAACCGATGCCAAGATGGTGATTATGCCGTACATTGACGGCAAGTCAGGATTGGAACTCGGCAGCGAGGACTGCTACCCAAACGATAACCAAGGCAGAAGCCTACGCCTGTTCGACTACATCACCGCCAACGCAGACCGTCGTCCCAAGAACCTGATGTTTGCCCAAGGTGGAATAGTCGGCATTGACCACGCTCTCTGCAACTTTCGTGTCCGTGAAGCCACCCCAGAGGTCGCCACAGCCCTTTGGAACGCAGGACTGACCTTGGAGACGCTGGCAGGCTTACGGCCCCGTCTAGA